CAAGATCAAGAGGCTGAACGTGCTGCAAAGTTTGGTACTAACGAATGAGTATACTTAGTTCAATCATAGGTCCAGCAACTGCGTTACTTGATAAGGTTATTGAGGATAAAGACGAGAAGAATCGTATTGCCTTTGAGTTGAGTACTCTTGCAGAGCGTCATGCTAACGAAATTGCCAAGGGTCAGCTGGAAGTAAATAAAGTAGAGGCAGCACATAGCTCGTTATTTGTTGCTGGATGGAGGCCCAGTATTGGGTGGTGTTGTTCTTTGGGGTTGCTATATCATGTGTTGATTGCTCCTATAGCTGGTATTTGGGTGGAGGTTCCAGAAATAGATCCTTCATTGTTGATGACTACGATGACAGGTATGTTGGGTCTTGGTGCTATGAGAAGTTATGAAAAAGCAAAAGGGGTGAGCAGAGAGAAGTGAGCATATGGAGTGCATATAAAAGATTTAATAAAATATTTTGTATTCCACAATTAAATATACTTACAGCTACCCCTATAAAAGAGGTAACAAAAATGAATACTAGCCAAGAAGGTATTGCATTAATAAAAAAGTTTGAGGGTTGTGAATTAAATAGCTATCAGTGTTCAGCTGGCGTATTCACAATAGGATACGGTCATACCTTGGGTGTAGAGGATGGAGATAACTGCACACAAGAAGAGGCAGAAGATATGCTTAAAGATGATTTAGGCGTATATGAAGAAGCTGTTGATCGGTTAGTCAAGGTTGATTTAGAACAGAATCAATTTGATGCTTTAGTTGCTTGGACTTTTAATTTGGGCGAAACCAATTTGAGAGAATCAACGTTACTTAAAATATTAAATGAAGGCAACTACAGTGGCGTGCCTGAGCAGATAAAAAGATGGAATCGTGCAGGTGGTCAGGTGTTGGATGGCTTGATAAGACGTAGGCAAGCAGAAGCGTTATTATTTGAAGGAAAAGCGTGGGAATCTGTGTGAGTACACAACATTAGTGGTGGGCGATAGTAATGTTTAAGAGATACAAGAAGGGCGGTAAGGTAAAGAAGAAGAGCAAGTCTCGCGTTAACGAAGCTGGCAACTACACTAAGCCAACCATGAGGAAGAGATTGTTTGAGTCTATTAAGGCTAGTGGCAAGGGGGGGAAGCCGGGGCAGTGGAGCGCAAGAAAGGCGCAGATGCTGGCGAAGAGATACAAGGAGAAAGGAGGAGGTTACAAGTCATAATGCCGTTATCTAAATACACTAAGAAGCAAAAGAAACTAGCTAAAGTTGCAAAGCCTAGAGACAAAATCACTAAGGCAGATTTTGATAAGCTTAACAAGGGCAAGAAGAAGAAAAAGTAATGGCTCTCAAGAAGTCACAGAAGTCCCTCAAGAAGTGGACGAAACAGAAGTGGAAAACTAAATCTGGTAAACCTAGTGCCAAGACAGGTGAGCGGTATCTACCAGAGAAAGCTATCAAGTCTTTGTCTGCGAAGGAGTATGCAGCGACATCCCGCAAGAAGCGAAAGGATACCAAGAAAGGCAAGCAGTTCAGTTCACAACCCAAGAAGATTGCCAAGAAAACAGCGAGGTATCGCAAATGAGTTTAACAGATGCGGAGAAGAACCGGCTGAAGAAAGTGGGATTGAAAGGTTTAAACAAACCGAAGAGAACTCCTAGCCACCCCACCAAGAAGGGCGTTGTTGCAGTCAGGGATGGTAGCAAGATGAAGATCATTCGATTCGGTGATCAAAAGATGGGACACAACTACAGCGATGAGGCTCGTAAAAGCTTCAAGGCCCGTCATGCAAAGAACATAAAGAAGGGAAAAACATCTGCTGCTTTCTGGGCAGACAAACTTTTCTGGAGCAAAGGCGGTAGCAGTAAGAGTCCACCTAAATCACAGAAGCAGAAGTTCGGTAAGTAACCCACTGCGGTATTGTTGTTTCCTGTTGTAATAAAACCATGTTTGTTTAAACGCGAATACCTATCATACCTGCGTTTCAAGGGTGATTGTCCGGGTTCGTTTAAACGGGTTTACTAACCTACTGCTGTGTTCCGGGTTCCAGTTGCAATAAAAACACAGCGATAGGATATCGTATAGGTTATCCTCAACGCTGATGGTTTCGTGTATATATCTAGGTGTTTAAACGATGTCATGGAGGGTGAGCATGGAAGGACACTTCGAGTACGAAAATGAAAGGGTGGCGATGACGGTCAAGTATTGTTCCGACACCAAAACATTAAACATGAAAATGAATCCGATAGAACCAGATCAACTTACCGCATTGTTAAGTGATGCAATGGACTGGGGGTTTGAGGCAGACGATCAGATTGACGGTGCTGAATAATTACGAGAGTCCGTACTTCATCTGACCTATTGTTTAAACGCTGATGCTGCCTCTCACCTTCGTCAAAAAACTCTCATATTACTATAGCCTCAAAAGGCAAAAGTTAACCACGCCTCCGATATTTTTTTAGTGTTTTGTTATATACAGGATTTATCTTCCTGATCAGAACGCTCTCCCAGTATGTCAGCCTACGTTCTGGGCAACGCAATATACGGACATGGGTAAATTCCTTGTCCCTGTGTTGGGGTATCCTCGCATGAGGGTTCTTGGATTGACCCACATAAACTATCCTGTCTTCCATTGCCAGCAAGTAAACACCGGGCTGTGATAGGTCATCCCTATAATGGAAACCCCTACCTTTTTTAAGAATCGCTTTATTTACTTCATCTCTCTGGACTTCTTTTTTGTGTAAAATTTCTTTGATATTGCGGATAGATTCTACAGTCGCGTCCCTCTCCTTTTGTATAGACTTCAGTAGCTTTTCTGCTTTCTCTACTCTGGCTTCCTGATTAACAAGCATACCGCCCAATTCATTCAGCTGCCTTTCTTCTTCAGAAATAAACGCCTGTACAGAAACACCACCAGTAGCGGTAGCGAAACCTTTGTCAAGACTAACTTGCTGTGCATGATCATTGAAAAAGATCGCGCCACCAACAGACACATTGCTATTATCGAAACGTAAAATACCCATAGCTCTACCTTTGTTGCGTTTAAACCCGTCTTTTCGACCACACCGGACGGGTACGATGCTTCTAAGGACACGGAGTAATGTGCGCCCTAGGTCTTGCTGCTTATAGGTCAGATCCGAGCAGCGCGGATTGTGTCGCGCTCATTGTAAGGGGAACGCCTGACCTATCTGTTAAACCTACTAGCGATTGACGTTTTCGGTTTGTTCTTTGGGTTCAAAGCGGGTGGCTCTGGATTCTCAAGCGAGATATAAATCTTCGCGCCCAGTGCAGCTGCGATCCTTTCTACCACATCGAAGCTTGGCTTACGCTCACCCCTTTCAACCTGTCCAACATACGCCTTAGTCGTCTTAGATCTATCAGCTAATTGCTGCTGAGACATCCTCTGATCCGTTCTAAGACGCTTTAGCCTATCAGCATACCAACTCATAGCGATCTCTCAAACTCTTTCATATGATCAGATAGAAGCGTTCTGGCTGTTTCGCTATACTTTAACTCAGACCGTGACTCAACATTGCACACACTTCTAATTACCTGTGCTGCGTAATCTTCGTCAGTCGTATTCTCAAAGTCTACATCAGGCCAATCACTTCTGTTGCTTCTAACCCAAGATTGATATGACGCATCCCTGCAAATCAGATTAGCCCTAGCAACCGCACGTTCACCCTCAGTTACAGCTGCTGGGCGTATCGGATTCTCGAAGTCATCTATCTGTGCGCAAGCAACCATGTATCTCTGGCCTATGTTGGCAAGAGCCATCTCCTTGGGTACATCATCTGGATGCAACACAAAACTCAAGATGACTCCATCCTTAGTCTGCCTGTAAGCATACTTCTTTGCCTCGAAGTGCTCTGCGATTTTACTCTCCAAGGTATTCTCCAGTTGAATCCAAACCAATCGTTACATTCTTATGCTTGTGGCAAACATGAACGCTTGTGGCTACAAACTGGCTATTGAAGTAATCGAAAGTCAGGTCGTAGGCCATAGGCTCCCCTGTATCGCCTTCATCTTCATGGTCTGCAAATATATCTTGCAACTTCATGGGCGTATCTTCTTCGCAAAGAGTGTCTGGCAGGGTCAAACTGACATAGACTTCTCCTTCAGCAACAGAGATAGGATCGTACTCGGTGTTTAATTCCATATGTACCATAGGCCCAAGATCGTAGTTAACTAACTCTTTAAAGTTGAACAACAGATTGCTCAAATCCTTGAGTGAAATCTGAGAAGCCAAGTCCCAAACATCAGTCGCACTATATGGTCTGTCAGTTAACCTGTTCATTGCGCCACGTAACCTTGCAGATGTTTTTTCTTGATCCAGTAAATCGGATTCCGCTTTATCCAGCTTAGTCTGCAACTCAAGCCCATGCGCCACCTCTGTTTTCTGCCTCCTTTCCATTCCGTTTAAACGCTCTTCTAAGAACGCCACCTTTTCGTTAGCCATCTCTAGTTCTTTTTCCACCAGAGCTTTTTTCTTGTAAGCCATATGATCTCCCGAATATGTCCTAATTAAATTGTTCTGACAGCCAGCCAATCGGGTCTACACCCTGCATGGCCCACCATCGCTCTTCGTTACCGTGTGCGTGTAGCTGACGGTGATGGTCATCACACAAGGGAACAGCAAATTGATCTCCTGTTCTACGCATACCACGCAAGCCATCACTATCCACAAAGGTCAGGTGATGAGCCTGTGCAGGGCGATAACAGATTAGGCAACCCTGTTCCCTGATATACTGTAGGTGCTTCCTACTTCGTATCTTTTTTGACCACTCTTTTTCTATCGCCATCCAGTCTGAGGCTGCATGATGCGAAGCCTTTCGGGCACGAACGGAACCTGCTTCATGAATAGCTCCACCATAAAGAAGGAGTTTTTCCGTGAGTGTGGTTTTACCAGCATCCGGGTGAGAAATAATTGCGAATGTACGTCTTCTCTTTGCTTCTTTAAGAATAGGAGAATCGGCAGTTGCCGTTGAGGACATGGAATGTTCTTTTGCTTTAATTTTCTTAAAAATAAGGTTTAATAGACTTTTTTACCTATTCTATTGTTGATTATTTAAGTTATAACAAATACAATGAATTATGGCACGATCATTTTTCACTTTTATTTTAGTTTTATGTTTCTCCACTTTTGCGGGCGCACAAATTATAGATGATAGTTCTATTGAAGATGCTCAGAATGGCGGATATACATTTGTTGAAGGGATGTTTGTGGCTTATCTGGCGGATACCGTTTCACCGGGATTTATCCGGGATGAATTCAGAAAGCTTGAAATAGCCGTTCTGGATGAGCACATAAAACCAATAGTAATTTCAGTTGTAAATGTACCTTCCAAAGAAACTTTGGAAAAGCTGAAAAACCAT